TCATTTTCAGTGAGGAAACAGAATTTGATATAGAGGAGTGGTATCATATCCCCGCATCAACCTATCCTGAATCACTCTCACCTGATTTGGATTATATTTCATATGTTGGGGTTCTCAAAAATTCGGATATTGATTTGGACTTGGTTCAAAAATCAGATTATTTCGGAATTATAGATGCGGTTGATGGTGTCGTCTCATTAGGTTGGGAAAAGTTTGACTTTGAAAGTGAGTTTGATCGTCTAACATTTTCTTTTGGTGAAAAATTAGAAAGTGTTACTAAGAAAATAAACTCCAGAGGATACCAACTTATAAAAGAAGAATTAAAATTCAATACAGGTTTATGAAAAGAATTGATATTATAAAAAGACTTATTAGTGAAGGATTTACTGATAAGTTTTTATCAAAGTTAACGGACAAACAATTAAAAGAAGTCTCTCAAAGAGTACTTTCTGAAGAGGTTTTAAACATCCCTAAAGATGATAAGGCATCTATCGATAAAGCTAAGTCGGATAATAAACAATTTGTTACTTACGAAGAGGAAACTGTTGATGTAGAAGAATCATCCCCAAAACAACAGGCGGCAATTGCAATTAATATGAAAAAATCCGGTAAGACCCCTAAAAAAGAAATGAAAGAGTGGGTTGAGGGTATTGTAAAAAACAACTATCATCCTGAGGTTACCACTAAAAAAGAGATCTACGAAATGATCGGGTCATTAAGTGATAGTGCAGATAAGTTAGTCGACGCAAAAAACATGTTTGATGTTGATGAACAATCTCCGGCACCATCCAAACCCGATACTGACGCTCCTGTAAGAGAAAAACCAACTACGAGACCGGGTAAACCAAAAAGAGAAAATCCGTTTGAACCTAAACACACACCTAAACCTAAAGCAAAACTACCAAAAGAATTAAGTTTTAACACCTTAGGATTTGATTTTAAACAAGCGGCAGAATGATTAGTAAAAAAGAACTTTTAGAAACAATTAAAAATCTTAAGGAAATGCCTGTTGATTATGGTGATAGTCCCGAAAGAATAGAACCGGGTATCGAAGATAAATTAGCTAATAGAGAGACCCCATTTAAGGATAACCCCGCATTCCCGACTCAAGAACCTGAAGGTTTACCTTCTAATTGGGAGGAATTATTAGCATCGAAAAGATTTAAAGATGTTATCTCTAAAGTAAAAAGTTACACAGGTCAAGAAGGTAATGTTACCGATCAAAATACTCTTATGCAACTTATGGGTACCATGAGACAAATGTTAATGAGAGTATTGCAATTTGAGAGTGGTAATAAAGAATATTTAGAAAATTTGGCGGTTGAATTAGTTAAAAAAGAAATGTCTATACCTGAAGGTGTTTTACAATTTGATGCCAAATTAGTTGGTATGGGAGGTATTGACATGGAAGGTTTCCAACAACAAAGTCAGGATCCTGATGAAGAAGAAGTTGAACAACAATTTGGTGTTAAACCCGAAGAGGCAGAAGATGACTTAGAGGATTTTATCTCTGCTATGGAGAAGTTCGATCAGGAAACCGCGAAAAGACGTTTTATTAACGCATTAATACAAGGTGCATCTAAAAAAGGTCACTATATGTTTGAGTTAGTTGCTGATGAGTTAACAGAAAGAGACCCAAATATTGTTAATCAATATGGTGTTTTAATGTCAGTTAATGATCTATTATATTGGATATTACCTGATGGTATGTTAGAACAAGGGATGCAAGGTGGAAGTCTTGCCGGTAAAGAAGAAGTTGATACTGAGACGGACCCACCTACAATCAAGGCAAGGGCTGTATTTTTCCCCGCGTTAGTTCACGAACTAATTAAAGGAGTCATGGAAGTCATGGGAACAAAAGGGTTACCTGACGATCCAAGATCTGCAGAAATGGTTATGGGTGCTACCGATACTTTACCTGCGGAAATATGGGATCTTAGATTGGGACCTGTTATTTGGGAGAAATTTAGAAATGCTTACCCCGAAAAACTATACGATGACGATATGAGACACATTCAAAATTATTTGTTCTCAAGGTTCTCAGCATTAGACACTGAAGAATTTTTTAAAGTTTCAAAAGAGATATTAAAAGGTTCTGATTTAGGTAAAGACATCATAAATAAAATGGTCAATCAAATTATAGAAGATTTAAAGTCGGAAGATTATGAAGAAGACCAATACGATAGAGAGTTTGGAGACGACGATGGTGGGTTAGATAGTTTCTTAGGGTCCTTAGGAATTGGACTTTCACCTGATGACGATGATGACGGACCAACCGTATAAAGTTTAAAGTGGTCAATTTGACCACTTTTTTTGTATTTATAGGATATGGATAAGAATAAATTAATACAACTAAAGGAGTATGCTAAGATTATTAAGGACACTCCTTATGCGTTGAAGACATACCTCCAAACATACGACAATACACAAAAAAGATATGTTCCATTAGAGTTATTCCCCGATCAAATAGAATTGATTAATGATTATGATAACTATAATGAGAATATAACACGTAAATATAGACAGGCGGGTGTGTCCACAGTAACCGCTGCTTGGTTGTCAAAGAAAATACAAACCGCATCACCTGACAATCCTGAAAGGGTATTGATAATTGCCAACAAAAGGGATACCGCTATTGAGATGGCGAACAAGATTCGTGGTTTCTTAGATCAGTGGCCCGAATGGTTAAATGTTGGTTTTTCACCTGACAAAAACTCGGAGAGTCGTTTTAGAATGAACAACGGTTCGGAAGTAAAGGCGGTTGCAACATCGGCGGACGCACTTCGTGGTTTTACACCAACAGTCTTGGTATTTGATGAGGCCGCATATATTGAAGCGGGAGAGGATTTTTGGGCAGCATGTATGGCATCTTTGTCTACAGGTGGTAAGGTTATCTTAATATCAACCCCTAACGGTTATGACCCAATTTATTATGGTGTTTATGACCAAGCAATAAGGGGTATGAATGATTTTAAAATAACCGATTTAAGGTGGTTTAAAGATCCAAGATACGCATCTGATTTGAAATGGTTAAAGGTAGATGATATAACACATTATATGTTAAATCGTGAACAATATAACGATAATGAGATAACATTAGAAGAAGGGTGGGAACGTTATGTAGAACTAATGGAACAAGGTTATAAACCTTATTCAACATGGTTTGAAAACATGGCGAAAAAATTCAAATATGATAAAAGAAAAATCGCCCAAGAATTAGAATGTGATTTCTTAGGATCGGGTGACGGTGTTATACCGAATTCAATACAAGAAAGAATAAGAAAAAGTGAAATTAAAGAACCAATTGAAAAATATTTACAAGGTACTTTTTGGTTATGGAAAGAACCTATTGAAGGTCATAGATATATTATGGGTGTTGATGTTTCCCGAGGCGATAGTGCCGATGCGTCATCAATATGTGTTATTGATTTTGATGAAAACGAACAGGTCGCTGAGTATATTGGTAAAATACCACCTGATGATTTGGCGGGAGTCGTTTACAAATGGGCGACGCTTTACAGGGCGTTCGTAGTAATAGACATTACTGGTGGTATGGGAATTGCCACCTCAAGAAAATTACAGGAAATGGGTTATAAAGACTTGTATGTTGATGGAGTAAACTCCATGAATATGTGGGAATATAACAAAAAGGCTCAGGAAAAAATACCGGGAATTAACTTTAACAATAAACGAACACAAATAGTGGCGGCATTTGAAGAACAATTAAGACATGGGTTTGGTGTTAGATCATCTCGTTTATTGAATGAGTTAAACACGTTCGTTTATGTAAATGGTAGACCTGACCACATGAAAGGTGCTCATGATGACGCAATTATGGCCATGGCTATTGCGATGTATGTTGGTGATATTTCATTTACACAACTTAAGAGAAGTGACAGTGCAAACAAAGCAATGTTAGATTCTTGGTTAATATCCGAAAGAACGTATGAAACTAAAAAATCATTCTATTCTCATGGTACCGCATTTGATGCGGTTGGTTCTATGAGTGCCGGAGATAACAATCCATTTAATCAAAACAATCCCATTAGTAAACAACAGTACGAAGAATACTCGTGGTTATTTGGTTCAAAAACTAAAAGGTTTTAATTGTCAAATATTTTTCGTATATTATAAAGTTCAATATTTATTAGTATGGCAAAACAAAATTTAACGGTTTATCAAAGATTAACAAAGGTTTTCGGTTATCAAACAGAGAAGCCGAGTACACCTCCGCAATATCGTTTTGATAAAGATCAACTGTTAAAAACCGATAGCAGACAGGAGTATGAGAAACAACTCCTACAAAACCAACAATCTCAGTACATTGCTGACAAGTGGGCCAAATTAGATCAGTCATTATACAACCAATCGGTTTACTATGAACCAAATAGGTTGGCCGCGTATTATGATTATGAATCTATGGAATTTACACCAGAAATTTCCGCAGCATTAGACATATATTCAGAAGAATCAACAACACTTTCTGAGAAAGGACAAATCTTAACGATTTATTCGGAATCTAAAAGGGTAAAGAATATTTTGGAGGATTTATTT